AAAAGGGAGCTTCGGCTCCCTTTTTTTGTTTGCATTTGTTTAATTAATTATGTACCCTAAGATATCTTTAGACGACCATTGAGGTCGACTTAACCAGACTAAGGAGAATATTATGGGTCAAACAACATTTTCAGGACCAATTAAAGCCGGTCCTATATCAAATACAACAGGTACTAACGTACAAACAAACATGAAGGACGTAGGTTCTTCTGTAATTTCACAATCAGTGAGCGTAACACAGAATACTGCGACTCCTGCAACAACTATTATTATTCCTGCTAATAGCCAAATTATACAAATTAAATTATTTGTAACTGTAGCTTGGAATGGAGCTGCTTCAACAGCAGGTCTTGGATGGGATAATGGTCAAGTTGTTGATGCAACATCACTAACTACCGCAACTTCTGTTGCTGGTGGTACACTTGGTGTTCATAATGCAGCACCTGGTGCAAATAAAGTAAGAACTGAAAATTGGCTAGATAGCGGAACAGACAAGAAAAGAATTAGATTGTTAAGTTCTAATGCCGGTGCAGGTGTAGGTGTATTAACAGTAGATTACGTCCAAAATAATAACGTACTTTAATAGGAGGTTATAATGGCTGGACACTATAAAAGTCATCAACAGGGTTCTAACGCAACTACGGAAGTAGTTGCAGGAACTACTGACAACGCATACACTAAAGCAAAAGGCACAAATCAAGTCGTCTATTTTAGAGGTCTTTATTTAGAAGCTGATTCAGCTGATGGAACTGTAAACATTCAATCAAAAAATGATGCTGGAACATACACTACTCAATTTACTTTTAAAGTAAATTCTGGTTCAAGCGATAGTTTTTATTCAGATCCAGGTTTAAGGCTAAAAAGAGGCATGAGGGTAGTATCAAATGCAGGTATTACGAACTGTGTTATAACTTATACGGCGTAAAATATGGCAGACGATTTTGATTTTAGTAACTTATTTAACATAACTTATGATGCAAATGGTAATATGTTATTTAACGGAGCACCACTTGCTAATACTCCTTCTGTTAATTTAGATAATACTGATATTTTTAATTCCGCTGGACAAGCGTATGTACCTGCTGGTGCAAGTTCGGGCACTGGTGGAAATCCAACTCTAGATGTAGACTATACAGATGCAATAGCTATGCTAAACAGTCCTTTTGCAAATACAGCTGTATTTGATAGTTCAGATTTAGACGGTTTTGATGACGTAACCGGAGATCCTTCTTTATTTGAAGACATGCTTTTACAAGGTGCAGACACAAGAATTGGTTTAAATGAAGCAGCAAATACTCTTCCTTCAAACCAATCTTCTACTGTAGATGGCGGAGCTGGAAATGATGTTTTAGAAGGTCCTCCTGCTCCATTAGATGTAATACCAACAACCTATACAACCGCTCAAGATTTACTTGGTCCAGTTTTATCTGGAGACAATTTAGGTGGTAGAGTAATTCAAAATATGCAAGATAATGAAGATGGAACATTTAGTTTTGTATTAAATGACGGAGCTCTTGTAACTTATGATAATCAAGGAAATATTGTTTCTAGTCCAGATTTAGAATCTTATCAATATGATGGAACTGGCCCTTTTATAATAAGAGACAATATTGATCTTTATGATGCTACTAGCGACACATTTGGCAACACTTCTATAGATGACATAGTAACATTTCTTAATTCACAAGGATTAGGCTCAGTTAGTCAACAATTTAAAAATCAACTAGGGTCTATGTCTAACGCTCAACAAATAGAAGATAGTTTTTTTAATCAAGATATGGCTAAAAGAAGTGCTTTTAGAAATCTTTTAAAAGATTTTGATCTTGGTGGATATTTAAATAGTTCAGAATTTCAAACAATTAAAGGTCTTCAAGATGCAGCAATAGCATCATCCAATAATAACACTACAACAGATACCACTACAAACACAGGTCCTAATTATGAGGATCTATATGGAAATCTTGCAAACGAATATCAAAGATTATTAGATCAACAAAATCAACCCTCTAATCAAACAGGTTCTGGAGATATGAGTGGTCTTATGGGTTTACTAAATCAATTTATGCAAAGCCGTAATTCACTGCAAGGTGGTGGCCGTTACAATAATATGTATGGCACTATGTATGGCGGTGGAATGGGTTATGGTTCTCCTTATGGCAATCCTTTTAACTCAGGAATGGGTTATGGATATGGAATGAACCCATATGCAGGTGGAATTGGTTCTTTTTACGGTAATACAGGACTAGGATTCTCACCTTCTGGTTATAATTCAGGATATGGCTCAGGTTATGGCATGAATAACATGTTCTACGGTGGTTTTGGCGGTAATAACTATAATCAACAACAACAAATGGCTTACAACCCTTACTCATCTTTATACAATCAACTAAGCAACCCTCAAACATATGGTTACTCTGGCGATGTTTACACACCTGAGTATAATTCTTATTTAAATACTCAATATGAAGGCGATAGATACTCTCAAGGATATCAAGATTACCTTCAATCAAATAATCCAGGCGTATATAACAACCTGTTTGGCGGATCAGTCTAATGGCCAAGCAAACTGTAGCGGTATTAGATCAAAAAATTTCAGATCATGAAACGCTATGTTTGGAAAAATACGACAACATAAGACAAAGATTAATTAGGATAGAAACAATGATTATTGGCTCAACTATAAGTGTTATGGGATTATTGTTAAAATTGGTGTTATTTTAATGTCAGAAATGTTTTTACAAAATCTTGCAAGAGGACTTGGCTCTTTTTTTAATAATGCAGCTCCTGCTTATGCAATGTCAGGCATGACAACTCCATATGGAAGATCATCTCCTGGTATAAATGTAAACGCAAGAGGCTCAGGAAATCCTTTTAACGCAACAAACGCAGGTTCTATGTTAGGTATGTCAGCACCTCGTGCAACATTAGATAGTTTTGCTAACAGACATAGTTATGGTCATTTTTCTGATCCTAGTCCAACAAGACACCTTGGTTACTCAGGTTATGACATTACACAACAATTAATGGGTGAAGATCCAGAATTTATGTCAAGAATTCATTTTGGTCAATTAGCTGATAAGCAAGCTGGTGGTGGAAATAAAAACACTTTAGCAGCTATGCAGTACATCATGGATAGAAATAAAGCACGAGAAGCAGAAAGATTTGCAAAATACGGCAATCCTGAGCCTGGTTCTAAATTTGCAAATCCAAACCTTAGAAACCAACAACCTACATATGTAGATAGACAAGATTATAATCAACCTCAAATGACTGATGTGGATATTTTTGGATCTTTATTCTAATGCCTATTTCAAGATCTCAGATGGCTAAAGAAATATCTACTGGGGGAATAAAAAAGTATCGCTCTGGTGGATTAGTAGGTTATAATGGAGAATCCTTAAAACCAGGGTCAAAATCTGGTAATATAGGATGTGGTGCAATAGCTCCAGGAAAACGAAAGTTTACTAAGATAGGATAATGACATGGCTACCAGTAATAGTAGAGATTTTGAATTAGACGTAGCAGAATACGTTGAAGAAGCCTTTGAAAGGTGCGGTCTACAATTACGAACTGGTTATGATTTAAAAACTGCTCAAAGAAGTTTAAATCTTATGTTAGCTGATTGGGCTAATAGAGGTCTTAATCAGTGGACAGTTGTTCAACACACAGAAACTCTTGTTAAAGGTCAAACAGACTATAGTTTACCGGAAGGTGCTATTGATGTTTTAGGTCTTGCCTACAGAACTATAAATAATGGATCAAATTCTGATATTATAATTCAACCTATAGGCAGAAATGAATATCTTCAAATTCCTGATAAATCAACAGAAGGTCAACCAAGTCAATATTTTATTGATAAACAAATTTCTCCAAAAATTCAAATATGGCCTACATCTAATAACAATAATGACAGTTTAGTGTTTAATTATTTAAGACGAATAGAAGATGCAGACTACGGGCCAAACACAATGCAAGTTCCTTTTAGGTTTTACCCTTGTTTGGCAGCTGGTCTTGCATATTATCTTTCTATTAAAAGAGCACCAGAAAGAACTATGTTGTTAAAACAAAGTTATGAAGAAGAATTTAAAAGAGCAGCTGATCAAGACGAAGTTCGTCAAAGTTATCAAGTTAGACCTTCTATGCGAAGTTATAGGAGACTTAGTTAATGGCTTATGCAAACGGAAAAAGAGCTTTAGGGCAATGCGATAGATGTGGACAAAGATATTTGCTAAGAGAATTGCATAATGAATGGAATGGTTTTAAAACATGTCCAGAATGTTGGGAACCTAAACAACCTCAGCTTGAAGTAAGATTAAACTTTGCTGATCCACAAGCTTTGTATGAACCAAGACCTGATAAAGATGTACCTGCGGGCGATGGTTTAGTAAGAACGACAAAAGTAAATGCTTTTAATTCTTTAGTAGTAGATCCAATTGGAACAGCACTTGCATTTTCTGCTATTAATGGAAGCGTGGGAAAAGTAACGGTGGTAACGACATGACATTAGCAGAATTAAAAACACTTATACAAAATTACACACAAAACACTGAAGCAAGTTTTGTTAGCACTCTAGATGATTTTATATTATCAGCAGAAGAAAGAATGTTAGAGTTAGTTCAAGTAAATGTATTTAGAAAAACTGCTACAGGTAATGTAACAACAGGAAATAGATTTTTAAAAGGACCCACAGACTATTTAGCGTCTTTTTCTTTAGCTGTAATAGATGCAAATGGTGATTATCATTATTTAGATAAAAAACACCCATCTTTTATTCAAGAATATGACATAGACCCTGCTCAAGCAAATTTAAATGGTTTACCAAAATATTATGCAGATTTTGATGCAGGAAGTAATACAGCTGGTGAAGATAATACATTTTTAATTTCACCTACTCCTGATTCTAATTATTCTATGGAGTTAAATTATTTATATAGACCTCCGAGCCTTACAGTTAATACAAGTGGCACTTACTTGTCTGAAAATTCAAGAAATGCTATGCTGTATGGTGCTTTAATTGAAGCTTATATATTTATGAAGGGAGAACCTACCCTTTTAGCAGAATATGAAAAAAGGTTTATGGAAGAAATTTCTCGTCAGAAGAATTTATTTGAAGGTAGAGACAGACGAGATGAGTATCGTTTTGATAGTTTAAGAATAGAGGTAACATAATATGTTTACAGAAGAGATGGGAGCTAATATAAGCTCTGTAAAAGTGGTAACTACAAACAACACTGGATTAGGAGTAGATCATTGGGCTGATAGAGCAACTGATCATATTATTTCTGTATCCGCTGACGCTCCTCCTGCAATAAGAGAGCAGGCAGAAGCATTTAAAGAAAATGTAAGAAGTGTAATGACTTATTACATGAAACAAGCTATCTTATCTGAACGTACGACTATATGTGGTACATTGTCCTCACAAGGACACAATGATATAGCCGAAATTATAAGGAGAATATAAAATGGCAATAACTCAAGCAATGACCACTAGTTTTAAGGTTGAACTTTTACAAGGTGTTCATAACTTTTTTTCAGGATCTGGCGGCGGATCCGCAGGTACGGGAGCAACATTTAAAATTGCTCTTTACACATCATCTGCAACTATAAATGCAACTACAACAGCATTTACAACAACTAATGAAGCATCTGGAACTGCTTACACGTCTGGAGGGAATACGTTAACTAATGTAACGCCAACAAATCCATCAGGAACTACTGCTATTACAGATTTTGGAGATACAACTTGGAGTACTTCGACTATTACAGCTCGTGGTGCAATGATTTATAATTCTACACAATCTAATAAATCAGTAGCAATTCTTGATTTTGGTTCTGATAAATCATCAAGTGCTGGAGATTTTACAATACAATTTCCAACACCTGACGCAAGTAACGCTATAATTCGCATAGCTTAGTGGGGTAAACCTACATGGCTCGTCTTGTTAAGGATCGTATAAAACAAACCACCACTACTACTGGAGCTAATAATTTAGCTTTAAGTGGTTCAGTTGCAGGGTATCAGAATTTTTCTGTTCTTGGGGACGGAAATACTACATTCTATTGCATAGAAGACGCTAACGGAACCGCTTTTGAAGTAGGGATTGGAACCTACACAAGTAATACACTTGCACGAACAACAATACTAGACAGCACTAACTCTGGTAATGCTATTTCTTTAACTTCTGGCACACATGATGTGTTTGTTACATACCCAGCAGGCCGTGCTGGATTTAAC